AGTTTTTTACAAGCTAATTTGGCTAACCAACAAGCTGGTTTAGCGGGTAATCAACAGCGTCTTGCAGCATCAAATCAGCTTGCAGGAATTGCTGGTCAAGGCCAACAAATGGGACTTGCAGGAGCAAATGCTTTGGCTCAACAAGGTGGCTTCCAACAACAGTTCTCTCAACAACAACTGGATGCAATCAGAAACCTGCCATTGGAACAGCAGCAAATCATTAATCAAGCTTTGGGGATTAACCCTGCTGGTGGTTCTGGTATGCAGTCAACTTCTTCTTCAGGTCAAGGCTTGCTTGGCCTCTTTAGATAAGGAAATAATATGTTTAATTTTGGCTTATTGTCAGATGCTGCTCTAACTGGTCTCAGTGATAAAGAAAAGACTGATCTTCAAAAGCAAGCCACTCAACAGTTTTTGCTTGGTTCGCTACTAAGCAATGATCCTGCTATGGGTTATAGGGCTGCTATGGGTGTTCCAGAGCAATACACATCTACTCAGAAAAACATATCAGATGTTCAAGAGAAAAAACGCCAACGTGCTGAAGTTTCTAGTTTCTTAGAGCAATATGTTCCTAATCAAATGCAAGCAGGACAACGTGCATTAGGCGCAGAAGGTCGTGGCCCAACATTAAGTGCGGCTCAAAACCAGCAAACAATATTAAATGCACCTATTGATTACAACAGAGCTTTAACAGATTCTTTGCGTTTAATTGGTAATCCTGCACAACCTCAAATTCGTGAGACTTTGACGGCTATGCAACCTAAATACCAAGGCAATTTACGTGTTGATGCAAGCGGGAATATTCTTAGTGGTTTACCAGAACAAAAAGATGGTGTTGTATCTCAATATAATCCTTTAACTAGAGGAATGTCTGCTGCTCCTGTGCAGAATTATATGGAGTCTAAGATTTTAGCTACTCCTCCAGAAGTCAGGCCAGGCCAAATGCTTAGTTTTGATGCAAATAGAATGATTGGCGCAAATGTTATCCCAGGCGCTCCACTAGCAACTCAACAATTAAATTATTCAGAACGATTAGGACAAGGACAAGCTGCATTACAAACAACTCCTACAACTGTTCCTAATTTACAAACTGGAAGGCCAACTTTTGCAACACAAGCTCAAGCTTTAGGTCAACCATCAGCTTTATCTCCTGCTGAGATACAAGCTTATGAAGGATATAAGCCTATTAAAGATGCTGCTTTAAAAGGGTTTCAAACTGCTGTTAGTTCTGACCGAAGTTTAGAAAATCTGCAAAACATTATTAATCGTGGTGCATTTGAGCCAGGTAAGTTTGCGGCATTTAAATCTGAAGTTGCTCAAATTGCAACAGGTTTGGGGGTTGGTGGCGAAAGAGCTAAAGCGGTTTCTGTTGACTCTCCTTTATTCTTGCAATCTGTTGCTGATGTTGCCTCCTCAAACCTTCAAGATTTATCAGGGGCAACTTCAGATAAAGATATTTTATTTAGTGCGTCTCGTGGGCCACAAATAACAAACTTTGAAGATCCTAAGTTGCGTAAATATTTGCCTCAGTTTCAAGTTAAAGCTGGTCCTGAAAAAGGAAAAACAGCATATCAACTTCCAACTGGCGCATATCGGGTTTATGACTAATGGCTACCAGAGAACAAGTTTACGAATTTGCTAGGCAAGAAGCCGAAAGGCAGGGCGTTCCTTTTTCTTTGGTGCAAAAGATTGTAGAAACAGAATCTGGCGGTGATTTCAACGCTATAGGGCCAAAAACAAAAACTGGTGATCGAGCTTATGGGCCTATGCAGTTAATGAGTACTACTGCCACTGGTTTAGGTGTCAATCGTATGGATTGGAAAGACAATATCCGTGGTGGTGTTAAGTATCTAGGCCAGTTAACAGAACGATTCCAAGATCCCCAATTGGTAGCGGCGGCTTATAACGCTGGCCCAGCAAATGTTGACAAATATGGTGGTGTTCCACCATTTAAAGAAACACAGAATTACGTACAGAAAGTTGTGGGTACAAACATGGCTAATTATCGAGATATTGACCCATCTTTACTTGGTCTACCAGCTCAAATACCAAGTCAACAGACTCAAGTACAACCTACACAACAAGGTGCAGGTTTTCGTGATATTGACCCATCAATGTTGGGTGAGCCAATAGTCCAACAAACTCCTAAAAAGCCAAACCAAGATTCTGTTGCTCGTCAGGTAGGATTGACTGCTCGTTATGGTATGGAAGGATTGGGACAGGTTGCTGATATTGTTGGATCACCATTAAATATGTTGATTAACAGGGCTACTGGTAGCCAATTGCAACCACCTAGCCAGGCAATGTCAAACTTTGCAACTATGCTTGGTTTGCCACAACCACAAACTGGCTTTGAGCAAGGCATTGGTAATGTTACTCGTGCAGTAGCAGGTATCCCTGCAATGGGTGGTGTTGGAGGCTTACTTCAACAATCAGGTAGAGCGACTACTCAAGCAGTTGGACGTGGTTTAGCGGCTCAACCAGTTGCTCAAGCAGCAAGTGCAACAGCAGGTACTGGTGCAGCTGAAACTGCCCGTAGTCAATTCGATATTCAAAATAAATATTGATGTTGGTGATGTTGGTGGCCCAGGTGCTGGAACACTAAACAAAGCCCGTCAATTTGGCTATCAAGTTCAAGATGCAAATCAAGCAAAATCTGCTCAAGTTCGTGATTTGATTGAAAAAGTTACAGAGCAAGTCAAACCAGCATCTGTAACTAAACTTGGTGGTGAAAAAGCAGTAATTGCAAATGATTTGCGCCAGCAATATCGTAATGCTAAAGATGCTGTATCTCCAATATTTGACCGTGCTGAAAAACTAGCTGGCAATACAAAAATACCATTAAATAACACAAACACTGCAACAATCAATGTATTGGATCAATTCCCTACTACTTCAGATACGGCAGTTATCAGTAAAACTGTTGAACGTATTGATAAGCTTCTTCAATCAGGTGGTGGCTCGTATAAAGAACTTCGTGATGTTCAAAAAACAGTAGGCGCTGAATTAAGCAGGGTTGGTAAAGGTGTTCCTACTGGCTCATATAGTGAGCCTCAACAAAATGCTTTATCTCAGTTATATAAAGGGTTGGCTGATGATGTTGATGCTTGGGCTGCACCAAGAACATTAAATGGCAAGCCTGTATATACACCTGCTGGCGCTGAACACGCTCGAGCTATGGAGCAGTTTAGACAAACTGTTGTTCCATTCCGTCAAGATACAGACATTTATAAAATTGTCTCAAGCAAAACACCATCTAATGATATTGACAAAATTGCACAAAGCTTCAGCTTAACTGGCAACCCAGCAACTGCTGAATTAGCTGTTAATTTGATGTCACTTAATGGCAAGCAAGCTGCTCAATATTCTATTTTGAATGATGCTAGAAGCACTGCTATTAACGCTGATGCAGCAGCTATGCTGTCTTCACCAGCATTTACAAGAACATTAAACTTAGGTAGGGCTGAATTGCCATCTGCTCAACGAATAATTATGGGTCAAAACCCAGAAGTTATGAGTGAAGTCAATATGTTGCGTGATATTGTTGATGCAACCCGTGGTGCTGTTACCCCTAAAGTCGCACCTGCGACAGGCGTACAAGCCCTTCCTTTTATGACGGCGGCTGCTGGTTATGGGGCTGGCTCTACAATTGCCAATAAATTTGGACTTGATCCCGTTTATGGCGGCATGGCAGGAGCAGCAATTACCCCTGGATTTGCAAACCTGTTAGGCAACACCATGTCTAGCAGGGCTGGCACTCGTTACCTGCTTGGTGAGGGGCTTCAAGGTACTGGCGGCATGGCTGCACCAATGGGTCAAGCAATGAATGAGGCCACTACAAACCCAGAAAACTTCATTCCTAAATATCAAGGTCTTTTTGACATGTTTAATAATAGGTAGATTAGTATGGGCTTTTCTGATATTCTTTCTGGCGGTATTTTAGGGTCGTTGCTTGGCGGCGTATTTCGTTTAGCCCCCGAGGTGCTCAAGTTCTTTGATAAAAAGAACGAACGGGAACATGAGCTTGCCATGTTTAAACACCAGTGCGAACTGGAAACTTTGCGTGGCCAGCAGAAACTGGCCGAGATTGGCGCAGTTCGTGAAGCAGCAGTTGATGTTGGGGTCATGGACGCCTTCCAATCAGCCATAGAACAGCAAGCAACGATGGTTAAAGCTGCAGGTGGATGGGTGGCTAGTTTGTCGGCTTCTGTCCGTCCAGTGGTTACATACTGGGTGCTGTTTGTCTGGTCGTTTATACATGTATGGTTTGCATGGAATGCATGGCTTGCTGGCGCTCCACCAGTTGAAGTGTTTAAGACCATGATGACAGCAGACTTTTCTGCTTTGTTGGGAGGAACAATTAATTATTGGTTCCTTGACCGCACTTTGACTAAGCGTGGGTTATGAACTTAGAGATAGCCGCCACTCTATGTAGGCAGTTTGAGGGCTATCGTTCCAAGCCCTACTTATGTCCTGCTGGTGTGGCTACCATTGGTTACGGATCTACCTACTACGCCGACAAGCGTAAGGTAACTCTGCAAGACCCACCAATGAATCAGGAAGACGCTAATGCGCTTTTAATGATTGAGTTGGAGCATACCTATCTACCTGGTGTTTTGCGTAACTGTCCTACCCTGATTACAGATGTTCGCAAATGTAACGCCATCGTGGATTTCTGCTACAACCTTGGTATTGGGCGGCTTCAGACAAGCACGTTAAAGCGCAAGATAAACGCTCAAGATTGGGAAGGCGCTCAAGAGCAACTGATGCTGTGGACTAAAGGCGGTGGCAAAGTGCTACCAGGTCTTGTTAAAAGACGATCAGCAGAAAAACTCTTAATGTCATAAAAAATGCACATTGACACCGTTTAATACGTTTTATGATTAAACGGGTAGACATTCGCAATTCTCTTATACAGGACAAATTGTCGGCACTTCAAAAGATTTGCCTACCTTTTGATAATCCATATGACACAAATTTTGGATCTTGGTGGATTGCTGTTAACAATAATAGGGATATTGGCTTTGCGGGGCTTGTTCGCACTGTCTCTTGGACCGATTGCGGTTATCTGTGTCGTGCAGGTGTTATTCCTTCTGCTCGTGGACAAGGTTTACAAAAAAAGTTTATTTACGTCCGAATTAGACAAGCAAAAGCTCTTGGGTGGAAATGGCTTGTAACAGATACTCGCCATAATCCTGCATCTGCAAACAGTTTGATAGCCACAGGTTTCAAAATGTTTGAACCAACTAAACCTTGGGGTTGTAAAGATACCCTTTATTGGCGAAAGAGACTGTAATGGGTTTACCAATTTACACCGATCAACAAATTATTTACGCAATTGAAAATTCTAAAACAATGCGTGAAGCAAGTATTGCACTAGGACTTGACCTGTCTGGGCTAAATAAACGCCGTAGACGAATTGAAAATAAATTAAAGATTGAGATCAAAGCTCCTCAAGCTACTAATCAATTTGAACATCTACAAACTGCACACACCCATCCAACTAAAAAAGATTTAGGGATGCTGAATGCAACAGTGATTGTGTTTAGTGATGCTCATTTCTGGCCAGGAATTTACTCTACAGCTTTTAAAGGTCTTTTGTGGGCGATTAGAGAACTTAAACCGAATGCGGTGATTGCTAATGGGGATATTTTTGATGGGGCAGGCATCTCACGCCACCCTCGCATAGGATGGGCTAAAGCACCATCAGTGATGGATGAGTTAAAAGCTTGTACTATTTCTATGGGATACATTGAAGAAACGGCTAAAGAGAGCCGTCACAACGTCAAATTAATCTGGCCTTTAGGTAACCATGATGCAAGGTTTGAGACATTCCTAGCAGCCAATGCACCACAGTATGAACACGTAAAGGGGTTTAGCCTGCAGGATCATTTTCCCGCTTGGGAACCATGCTGGGCGGTTTGGATCAATGAGGGAACGGTGATTAAGCACCGATTTAAAGGCGGCATCCATGCTACCCACAACAACGCTATGTGGTCGGGTAAAAACATTGTTACAGGGCATCTACACAGCTTAAAAGTAACGCCTTTTTCGGATTACAACGGGGTTAGATACGGGATTGATACGGGAACTTTGGCAGAACCCTACGGTCCACAATTTGAAGACTATACCGAACACGGTCCACT